ACCATATGCACTTGACAATTTAATAAATGTGTGGGGGAGTTTGGGAGTTTGTGAGGCAAGAGCCGAATAACTCCGTTTATCTTGCCTCTATTGGTTGGAATATCACTAGGTAAACCGTTTTAACAACCAATCTTAGTTAGTTAATCTATCGGAAGATTTGACTATCTAACTAAACATACTATACATCTTTCCAAACCATGACGCAATAGGTCTATTACTTTTCTTGTGGATAAATCGCCACACCCCATCATGCCATTCATAAGTATATGTATAATCTCTAGTCCATTTGTTCCAACGAATCATAGTAGTCCTTTCTCTTTCTATCTGCAGTTATATCACGAATCCAATTCCATGTCAACTTCAGGCATCAGCGTGCAGCCCGGGCCGGTACTTCCAGAGGACCACGACCCATGCAACTTGAAGTAATGTAACATGGGGAGTTTGAGGAGTTTAGGGCATAAACGTCCAAACCAGGAAGATGACCAATGCAATCTTCAGGGGTATTATTAATAATAAGTAATCCAATTCTATCTCTCTTTCTTCCCATCCTGCAGCTCCTGGCTGCAGCTGCGTTTATAGATCCTGTTTCACCAGTTGTCAACCCGGTATCCTAACAAATCTGCCAAAAAAAATCTCCAGCTTCCACAGGAATTCCCGGCGCGCCCGGTGCGTACACCAGCTCACACAAAAGCCCAGAAAACTGGGAAATATATGTAAGGGGAGTTTGGAGTTTGCGCAGCGGGCCCAGCGGGACCCGGGCACGAGTTATCCACAGGTTATCCACAGTTTATACACAAGGGAGTTTGGGGGAGTTTGAATCCCCCAAACCTATGGTTTAATTGCCTTGTTCTCTAACTGGTTTGAAGATGTCTAATAAAGAACTACCTTGTTCAGATTCTTTATGCATATCTTCTACTCGTTTCGCATTGCGTGTCATGACGGGAACAACCCCATCATAATGATTCGCAATCCTAGTTAAGACACTATTATTATCTTCTAATGCCTCATGTATCTTGTTTAATGCGTCAACTACTGCGTTGTCGCTATCTTCAGGTAAAACCATATATACTCCTTTGTTATATTTCTACTTATAATATAACACCTAATTCGTTCACATGCAACCCACCCCACAAAATTTTCTGTGGATAACTTTACAAGCTTCACGGAACTTGGACATCTACCAGACTGGTACGCATCAGCGTTTGCGCAGCGGGCGCCCGGGAACTACAGGTGATAGAGATGGTACAAATAATGGCGGAATATATAGGTTATCGGAGTTTGAAGGGTGAACTTCCTGGCAGCCCCAGCTCCTGGATGCCCGGGCAGAGAGAACGAATCCGCAGAAAACAGGGAAAAATAGGGAGTTTTACCTGAAGTTTTTACGCTGCGCGCCGGGCGCCCAGCTCCTGGACCACGGTCAACGAACCATTTGATTTAATTTATGTATGGGGAGTTTGGGAGTTTGGGGAGTTTGAAACTACTAAACTGAGATCGAGGTCCTCGAGCCTCCCTTCATAGATCCCGGGCACCATGTCGATGGTGCTTTGTCCAAGATCCAAGGTTTTACAGCCGTGAAACAGTTTGATCTTGTCGTTGGGGAGCCCCCCAACTAAGATATAAGACTGCGCTCCTGCCTTTGCATGACGCATATTCCATGCAATTTGGAAGGGTGAAACGTTAAGTTTATTATTAGGTTGTACTAGTTTTAACTCAACTGTAAAGAAACCTGTCTTTCTATGATATATTAAACAATCTGGAAATCCAGGTGTAACATAACTTTCAAGGCGTGAAACAATATAATCACCACCTTCTAATAACTTTTTTAAATTCTTCCAAAGCCGAGTCTCTCCTTTTACGGTCATACTTTTTCTTGTCCTTTACTATTTTCTGACGATACTGGGGTGATGTCCTTAAGCTCTTTGCTACTGGATTCTTCTTCGAGCGAAAGAACAGTTTTATTGTCCTCTTTAATGAACTCTCCATCTATTCCAATCTCCTTTAATTTCTTTAAAACCTCTTCACGAGACATAGAGTCGATACTTCCTGTCCTGATTTCTTTACGGTCAATGTACAATCCGGCAGCTTGCCCTCGCAAGCGCTCAGCATTAACAGCAGCACTATAAGACTTTTCACCAAGAGCTTTTTCACGAAGTCTAGCCAACTCTTGTACATGTTTATTTAATTTAACCTCGTGTGTTTTTTCTAATTCAGCTCTTTTTGCCAATACAGCTTCTACAACCTTTGGGTATCTTTTACCATTCAATAATTGTGATGCTGTTACATCAGCAGATGCCTCAGAATAGCCAGCTTGTCTCGCACATTCTGTTGCTGTCATACGTCCTTCGTTCTCTGTATATATTTTAACAAAGATACGTTGTTTGTCTGTTAATCCATTCTCTCTAATGGGACTTTTAATAGCTCCACCACTTCCAGGCACTCCTGGTCTTCCATGTCCTTTTGTGGCACTACTTGTGGCACCTCTTAATCTTTTATCTACCATCCAAAAACCCGCTGTATAGTTGAGAATTTACTCATTTTATTTCTTAAAAAACAAAAAAGTGCCTTGCGTTGTTTAGAGTAGTGACACATAGGTGACACAACATAACTTATTGAATTATATAGCTTAATCGTCAAATGTGTCACTGTGGCACCAATATCCCGGTATTTAAAAAAACAAAAACACGTTTGAGCAAAATATACACTATACATGTGACTCATACAATAGAAATTGACCGATTTCTGCCATTCCCATTTTTAATCCAACCACGTGCAATTAACCTGTGCACATAACCATGAACTTGACTCTTTGAATTCATACCATTCAATTGTTTCATTTCTTCATATGATGGTGCATAGCCGTTAGCTTTTACAAAGTCTTTTATGACATCATAAAACTTCTTTTGTTTGGGTGTTAACCCTTCTTTATCTTTTTTCTTCAAGGCCTTTGGCATCTGGGTGACTCCAATAATCTTTTCTTACTTCACGTAACATTTCATTTTGACCCCACTCATCAATTGCTTCCTTCGTAATTGATGCTTCAAGAGTCTTTTGTACTTCCTTCTCATCTTCAGTTAACTCAATCCTTGTAGGTCCTTTCTTTCTAACATAAGTGTGTACTTTAGCCCATGTAATAATATACTTGGATGCTTTAGGTCTAACATAACCACGCGTGGGATCTAATGAAGGAAATTCTGGTTCAGGATCTGTATCAAAATTATTCTTAATATAATCCATTACATCTTCATCTTTTTCGAATTGCTTTACTATCTTCTCTATAACTTTCTTTTCTAACCAAAGATTAATTTCGTACGTCTGCATGTCCCACCTGTAAATATTCTATTTTTGTTACCCATCCTTGTGGAATAGCAATAGCGCCACCACCATGGTTATCGTCCCGGTCCACGCACCATGAACGCATAACCACAACTTTCTCTTCATTATTAACAACCATCCAACCAACTTCCTGGCACTTAGCGAGTGGTGATGCAATGATATCTTTAATATCAATCCAACCTGTCTCAGTATCACGTGCATCAAGCCACGTTATACGTACCATAGGAACAGTATTAATATCCATTAGCTATTCCATTTTATAGCAGTAGTATCAAATGCCTCCTGGACATGTGTTTCATCTATAATAACTTCCTTACGTTGATCACGCTTACTAACAAACTCTTCCACTATCTTAACTAACATAAGCGTAGGAAGTGATAAGCCATGAATCTTGACATCACGTTGTAACACGTTCATTAACTCATTAAACGTCATACCAGTTTGCTCTGCTTCAAGCATAATCTTATTAATCTGTATTTGTGCTTTTGTTAAACTCATTCTATTTCTCCTTTAAAAGCCTGGGTACTCGGGGCACGACACACTGTCCATTGATTCGTAATAACCTACAGCATCATTAGCTGCACGCATTTCTTCTTCATTCCCCTCAAATTGCGCACTATAAAATGCATCACGTGCGCGTTTTAATTCATCATGTACATTTACTTCTTTAATCACACTCATACCAACCCCAATATAAACATCGTTACCTTATATGCTACCCATCCAGCTATCATCAGCTTTAAAGGTATCATAAAAAACCAAAACATCTCCCACATTATATCCTCACTGCTATGTATTCGTAGTCAAAGTCTGCGTGTTTCTTTTGTACTAAATTAACTAAATTACCTTCAGCAGCTCTATATACGTGTTGCTTAATTGTTCTCACACGTCGTTCATCCATTGTAGGTGAAAGCTTTTGAAGGTTTGGTGCCATAATATATCCACGGTAATATGTAATTCTATTACCTTTACTAGATTTATTTAACCAATCATCAAACTTCTTTATACTTAACATAATTCTTTTATTGTGCCTGCGGCTCGTTAGGTTTCCGCGAATCACTCAGCACTTTTAATGAGTAGGGGGATTCTTTGACTACCCCCAACCTTTTCCCGACAAGTCAACATCTGTAAATGTTAACTAGTACTTCAGTACCACCCTAGGACCCTTCAGCCATTCGACCATATCTTTCCTCTAGCGTGCCTTACTACCTTGTTACAGTTGTTCAGCCATACTCCGAGAATGTTGCACCATCCTCATTTACCTTATTATACCATGTTCACGTGAACAAAACAAGCACTTTATTTAGCAGAAAACAGCCATTTTTAAATGTCAAGTAAAATTATTTCCTTGACACTGTGGATAAAAACCTTGTCAAGCATTTTTTTCTTGCACATTATCGACACATAATGTACACATAAGGTTCTCAACTTCATTTCATCTTGGTGGACGCTCTCATACATTGTGTGACAGTGTCCCCTATTACAGGAGCAACGTGACTAAATTATTGTGGAAAAAATTCTTAAAATGGTTATACTATCATCCTAATAAAACATACATGAGAGGTAAATGACATGGTTGGAGGATTATTAAAAAAAATAAGTGGGGTTAATAAGCTAAGAAGTATTAAATCAAGCAATCCTACTAAAAAACAACTAGAGGATTTCTACAAAAGATGGCAAAAAGAAAATAAAATATCTTCTGGCACTTTATCTGAAGAGGGTAAGAAAAAACAAGTTAAGAAATTTGTTGATATTAGAAAAAGAACTAAAGCTACTAGACAAAAAAAGAAGTTTGATTAATGAGTAGTATCTTTGGAATAGCTAAGCGTGGCTTTGGAATGCTTAAGAAAAGTAAAAAAGGAATAGATCCTAAAAAGAGACTAGAAACTTTTAAAAAAGCATCAAAAAAAGCTAGTCAAGATCAAACAAACAAAAAATTTAAAAGAATAACTAAAGATTTTAAAAAAGCATCTGAGCGTGCTTTAAAATTTAGTGAGGATTTTGACAAATGAGTAGTATTTTTGGAATAGCTAAACGTGGATTTGGCATGCTTAAGAAAAAGAAAGCAGGTAAAGGTAAAGAATGGGATATATTAAAGAAACATCCTACACTAGCTAAGCAGAGCTACTCTAAATCTGCTGTCAACAAAATGTTGAGCAAAGATAAGAAAAAAGATTAATGTCATTCCTGGTAGCAAATCTACCTCCAATTAAAGTTTATGTTAAGAAGGAATATTTATATGATCATCAAAAAGGCCATGGAGAATTTGTAGAAGGTGTTTGGGTTACTGTTAAGTCAATCCAAGGTAGGGCGCTCTACTTTGAAACGTATTTGCCGCAATATGGTGCTTTATATGATAAGTTGCCTATTAGTGCTTTCGTTAATAGCCCTTGTGAGTTATCTCTTCCGTTAGAAGAACTGCAGCTGTGGGACGCGTTTAGTTACCATTTAACAATAATAGAAAAAGAATCATTAGCCGGAACACGTTGTAAATATCTTGCTCCAAGTAAGAAATGGTATTATGGTGAATACTTATTTACGATTGATAACTGCCATGCGGACAGTAACACCTTAAATACATCTTATTCTGAGGTCCCAGAGGAGCACAAATCGTTTAACATACTTGAATTAGATAATGGACATTTTGCTGCCCAACCTAATAACCGCGTATTGTTTTATGATAAATCTTTAACCCCAGCTAAGCCGTTGCAACCTGACTTTAAGGTATCAACAGAATATTATTCAGTCGAAAATAAAAGTAAATGGACCGCAGGAGACGATACCAATTACTTCTATGATTTAAAGGAACAAGAATGACAATTAAAGTTTGGTTATTATATTTATTAGTTTCAATGCCTGGTATGCCTTCGGTAAAGAACAATTCTTTTTTGTATCCTAACGAAGAAGAGTGCATGCAAGCATTAACAGCTTATCTTAACATTTATGAATCTAAACCTTTGGAATATAAAGAGAATTTAAAAACCACAGGGTATTGTTTACCTTTTGATGCTTTTCCTGTACAAGGTATGCATAAGCTAAGTTTATGAGAACATTATTTTTTATTTTAACTTTTATACTCGTTGCCTCTGCTATAACTAGCGCAAAAGGGGCAGATACAAATACCACGGTGTCTTCGACCGTAGTAACGGACAAGGCACCACCAACTGCAAACTCACCCAGTATTGTAGTAAACAATTCTGACGTGTGTAAGACAGCAGCTGCGGGCGCCGTACAAACCCAGATCCTTGGTATTAGCAGCGGTATTACAATCACCGATGAAAACTGTGAACGTATAAAATTATCTAGATCTTTATACTCGATGGGCATGAAAGTTGCTGCAGTATCTACATTGTGTGCAGATCCACGTGTGTGGGATGCGATGTATATGGCAGGCACAGTTTGTCCGTATATGGGATCTATTGGAGAAGAAGCACGTGAGAAATGGGAAGCTAACGCTGATATGATACCTAAAGGATCAGAAGTATTTAAGAAAGTAGAAATGGTTAAACAAGAAGAAAACAAAACAACTGGATTAACTGATGGAGAAAAACTTGCGAAATTTATTTTATTTGGCATGGCTATGCATTCTGGCATCGTTGCCTTCTTCCCTTAGAGCTGAGTGTCCTGTTACAGCAACAGGATTATGTACGCCCGGTGTAGAAGCAACAATAATAGAAGACATAGTAGAAACCACAGAGCACGGTGCTGATGGGTATACAGTTACAACAGAAACTACCACAACAACCACAACAGTAACTACAACTAATGAAGATTCAGGTGATTTACTTGATGGTGATAATGATTATGTCACATCTAAATACGAAGGTGATATGGATGTGGACTGGGGAGGCCAGGGCCCCGCATCGATGCCTTCAGGCAACAGCTGCTACGGGCTAGGTGCTGATAAATGTGCACAAATAACAGGTAGTGGTAACTCAACATCAACTATGGGTGTATCTGGTATGGGTACAACTTTTATTAATACAATAGATATTTCTGAATTAGATATAGAGAACGGAGGGAGAACAAACTACACAATTAAAATAGACAAGCAAGACGCACAAGATCGCATTTACATGCATGTAACGGGGCGTAACGGTAACACAAATGTATTTAGTGGAACAGATATATTATCTGAATCAGGTGTTACTACAGGATTTGCTGAATACTCAGGTGGATGGGATTTTTCTGGCGCTATTACAAAAATAATTGTGGAGGTTGGTGGACGTGATATTGGTTTGGCAATTGGACCGCTCTTTGATGACGTGTCCATAAATGTATTATACAATGTGGTAAACACTATAGTAAATGAAACGATAACGACAGTAGAAATGTGGGTATCAATGGGTGGTAGCACAGAAACAGAAGTTATTGATATTGTTGAGAATATATTTGAACACAATGATATTGTTGTTGATGGTCCAGGTGATGATTTATATTTTGAACCAGAATTTGATGAGCCTGACATGGATGTATCTTACGAAACTGTTGAGATGGAAATGGAAATGGATTTTAATTTTGAGATGGATTTTGAAATGGACATGCCTGATATGCCAGCCATGGAGATGGAAGAAATTGAAGTAGTTGCATTAGAATTTGAAATGGAGATGGAAATGGAGATGGATTTAGAAATGCCGGAGATGGATATGCCTGAACCGGAGATGGAAACACCACAACCTGAGATGGACGAGGTCCAAGAAGAACCTATGCCAGAACCAGAGATGGAAGAACCGGAATCTAAACCAGAAATGGAGGAGGTAAAAGATGAGCCTACTGAAGAACCTGTGGAAGAAGCTAAAAAAGATATGGCTGAAGAGACAGAGAACGAAGAGAGCGTATCAGAGGTTGAAGCAAATGAGGAGCAACCAGAGGATATGGAAGAGGCAGAAGATAAGGGTGAAGCCGAAAAGGAACCCGTAAAAAAACAAGAACAAAAAGAAAAAGCTGCCAAGAAAATTGTAAAAAAAATGGGAGATAAAGGTAGATATGATTCTACTAACCAGACTAAAACTTTAATTGTTATGCAAGTGTTAGGTGATACTAAGTCATTTTTTGATACCCAGCAACAGCTAGAGGATAGAGCCGGTTTCTTTACAGATATGATAATTCCTGATACAAAGATTGAAGATAATAATATAGCAGGCTATTTTTTATTTGTTGGAAGTGATGGCCTGATGAATCAAATTGAGGAAAGTCAGTGGCAGAACTAGAAGTAGCAGGCATTAAATTTCGTGGCGGAAAAATATTCCTGGTATTGACTGCGCTCACCACAGCTGGTGGTGGATTGTGGGGTGGCTTTGAATTTTACAAAGATTACCTTAACATGAAGGAACAGATACAGAATTATGTAGCACCTGATTTATCAGAATTTGATAAGAACATTGCGCTAACAAAAGAAGAAATGTCTAGTAAGACAGAGCTATTACAAACAGAAATTGATATGCTTATGGGTGAAATGGAAATGATGATGCAAGAAATAAGACTTGTATCAGATGTGGCAAACGAATTAAAGAATGACCTACGCCAGGACGTAAGACGTGTTGAAAAGATTGTTAATGATGTTGAACAACAAACCAAAGAAGATTCTAGAGACAGCGCACAAGAATTAAAAACAACTATTAAAGATATAGAAGATGACATGAAAAAACTAGAAGCTGATATAAAAGAAGCACAAGCAGAACTAGAAGAGAAAATAGATAAAAGGATTAAACGTGCTTTAGAAAATCCTTTAGGAGCATCGTAATGAAAGTATCAGATAATACAAGCGTAAGTATGCCTATGAGAAATCTTCTTAGTATACTCGCAGCTGTTGGGATTGGAGTGTATAGTTATTTTGGAATCATTGAGCGCCTAAATAACATTGAAACAAATGGTAAGCTAATGATCGCCGACGTTGAAAAGAACACAGAATTTAGAATTAAATGGCCCCGCGGAGAAATGGGATCGCTTCCAGCAGACGCACAACAAGACATGTTAATTGAATTCATGGCATCACAAATAGAAGCTATGCAAGAAGAAATGGAAGGAATGATGAGTAACACCGTAAATATAAAAAGAGCTCAACAGGATATAGAAAAATTAATTTTGGATACAGAAAAGCTCGAAGACAAAGTGAGGGCAAATGGAAGTCATTAGCGTAATTTTAATGTTTATGTTTGG